TAACGCAGTCATTACTTTCTTATCATTCTCTTCATAATTATATGATACATGAACCCAGCCAGAGTCAGCAACACCTGGAGTGTAAAATTCTAAAATTAACTGACGAAACTCACAGTTACCTTTAATCCAGTCAGCTATTTCGTAATTAGATATACCAGATATTTCAATATCTGCAGCCATTCCTTTACAGTGATCAGATGTTTTAGATCCACCAATAGCAGAATTTAATTCAGGACTTCTATAACCTGAATTAATTGTAACTGGCTTACCAAAGTGATCTCTTACTTTTTGTAATACCTGCTCACATAATTGTTGTAAATTAGCCTGTTCCTCTTCACCAGGCTCGTTTTCTATACCACGACGAAGAGCTGTTTGGCTCTTCGTCATCTCCTTTAAGCTAAAATTATTACTTAGTTTCATACATATCCTCGTAACAGTTTCTAGCGACAATATATTGTTTGACTAATTCTGATCTAACAATATCTTGATTGTAAAATTCTACAGTTTTAGCATATGGCATCATATCTGCTATAACCATAAATTTTTTCAAACCAGATTGTTCGCTTCTTTTATATAGGTCTGTTTGTCTAAAATCACCACAAAATATAATTTTAGTTTTTTTGCCAACTCTTGTCACTATGCTGTTTAATTCCATATCAGTCATATTTTGACATTCGTCAACTATTATAATTGAATCATCTAAAGTAATACCTCTTACAAATGATGTATTCATAAAACATATATTGTGTTGTTCTGTTAATCTTTGATAACCATCTTTTTTACCTAAAAGACTTTCGCATATTTCTACATATGGTCTTTCATATACTGCAGTTTTTTCATGTTCATCTCCTGGCAAATGACCTATGTCCCTTGATGGTACAGCAGATCTCACTATAACTACTTTTTTTAAATTATTGCCTTTCGTAAGCACTTCTTCTAGTGCTTTATAAAGTGCAATATATGTTTTGCCAGTTCCTGCTACACCATGTAGAATAATAAAATTTGTATCATTATATAATTGAAAAAATTTTTGTTGGTTTTTTGTTAATGGTTCTATTTGAAATAAATCATCTATCTTTATTTTTAACTTGTTGTTAACTGCAACAGATAGATTTGTAGGTTGGGTTTGTACAAAATTTCTTTTGGCCATGCATGCCCCTTGAAGTTGAGTTTAACATATCACGTGTCCATAATCAATTTCTCGAAAGTTTGTCTCTTAGATTACTACGTTTACTACCCACGTTTTCATTAATCTTAGACATAACTTCTCTAAAACCATCATCAGGTCCTTTCATTCCCATTCGAACAAGATCACCAAATCCAGGCATGGTTAGATGCACTTGTTCTAAATTAGGATTGGAGTCTACAAATGATTGGCGTTTAGAGATCTTTAAATTATGTTCTTCAATCTCACCGGTTTTTTTGTTTCTAAATGTATATGTTGGCATATGTTTTATTTATGGAAAAATGTTATTGTGGGAATAAACTTGAAAAGATACTCTATTGTTATTTTTTTGAGTAATTAAATTTTTAGCATTATGCAATTCTTTTTCAGATATATATATTCCAGCAAACTGAGCATTTTTTTCACGACCTTTTTTATCAATAGTTTTATACTCTAATACAAAATATTCTTTCATACTACGCTCCGTATGTAGTATCAGATTTTGATTCTTCACTGTTAGTTGTATAAATGGAATCAACTCTGTAAGTAGATTGTGATGGTCTATCTAATGGAAAAGGCCAAGAAGCATAAGTTTGACCATTTTCTTGAGACTTTTCCGCAATCATTTCCATATCATCAGAAGTATAGTTATATAAACTTTCATTTTTTCCTTCAGGGAATTCAAAATTCATAAAACCCTCGACATCAGAATTTCTATATTCATTTGAATATTCAGATACTTCTGAATCTAAGTCATCAAATTCATCATAATCTACTTTCAAAGACCCATCAAGAATCCATCCTGCACTATGCATAAACGAAGTTAAATTTTCAACAAATTCATCTTCATCTGATGCTGAAAATTCAAAACTTAATTTTGTTTTGTCGTTGTCATTTTCTTGCACAATCGTATATTTGTAAGACATTAATTTCTCCTCATGGTAGCATGATCAACAGCATCATCACTGTTAAAAACGGGAACGGGATTAGACTTATGCAAAGTACTAACGCCAAGCATAGCCGAACCAGTGTATTGGTTTTTTTCTTTCTTAATGCATGGCGAAAAGTCATCTGAATTGAGACTAGGTATCTTTTTAGTTTTTCTAGGAAACACTCCTGATACCTCAAGAGTAAACTTCTTTTCATTAATATCACCTTGTAAATGTGCTGGCAAAACCTTACGTTTAGAATAAGGATTAATACCAAGTTTTCTACTTTGCTTAGATTTACCATAATTTAAAAATTTCATCACTTTTCCTTTCGAGATCTACTTTTAGATTTTTTAACACTTTCTTCTATTATAGCTGGAGGTAATAAATCAGGAAATGTTTCTCTAACTAATTTTTCTGTAATTGATGGATATTTTTCTTGTAACTTTTTATCTTTTACTAAACATATAACATTAGCTTCTTGTATTTGAAGACCCATTAACATTTCAATGAATAATCTTTCTCTTCTAGGTGCTGTTAAATTTTGGTTAGCGTCAAACCATATATAAAATCTTCTAAACTCTCTCTCAAGTGTAGTGTCTTCTAACCCTGCAGGTTTTCTTTCATTTTCAAACGGAGGCCTGCCTTCTGGTAATAAAAATTTAATATTTGGATTATAATTATAATTTAACAAATGCCCAACTACACTATTTTGATGTGCTTCATTTCTTAATAAATTTAATCTATCAAGATCATTAGCTTGTTTCTCAACAATATCATATACTTCAGACACTAAATTTCTCATACGAATTCCTCTATAACGTCAAGCATTTTACTAAGTTTATGCTCATTAAAATAATTTTTCAATATATCTTTATTCAAATTTATATCAAAAGGCGGTTCAGCTTTAATAAATGCTAATTGTATTTCACTTTCAATGTTTGATGGAATCCTAGATAAATCCACTAAAGTTTGATTACGCTCAAAATTTCTCACAAACATTGAATCTTGAGGCATTTCAATTGGATTAATTTTCCATGCTTCTAATTTCTTTGAATGTATTGGTCTTTGTCTCTTACCTTCTACAATAGCGTCATCATCTGTAAGAACATTAGGAACACCGTCACCTTTATCTCCTTTGATAATATGTTCAAATAAAACATCTTTAGGATTACTGTTACACTTTATAAATTTATTTTTTATTGGAGACCATTGAACTACTTTATCATATTTTTGCAATTGCATAAAGTCATGATCACCCGACACAATCATAATAGGTTCATTTGGATGATGTTTAACATATGTTGCTATGATATCATCTGCCTCTGCTCCTTCAACTTCAACAACTGCCCAAGGAAAATTATCTTTTAATTCTTGTTTGAGCATGTTTATAGTTTCAAATATTAAGTTCCAGTCAAATCCTGAGTCTTGTCTTGCTTTTTTTCTGTTAGCTTTATAGAAGGGGAAAACATCTTTTCTCCAATACTTCTTACTATCACAAGCTATTGTCATACAACCATAATCATTTTTAAATTGTTGATAATGACTTCGTATAGTGTTAATAACCATATGACGAATTAAATTAACTTCTAGCTTGGCTTTTTTATTATTTCCAATTTCTGCCATAATATTGGAAATCACTGTTTGTGAATAATCTACTATAATCATATATAACCTCTTTTTTGAATATATATTGTAACTTAAAGAAATATAATATTCAACGTTACTTTATACTTGATTTTGACCAAATTTATTTGGTTTTGGTTTTGGTTTTTCTGATTTAAATACTTTGTCTAAAACTTCTTTTGGTATTTCAGATATATCATTTTTATCAACTACTTCTTTAGTATCATCATATTCATCTAAATTAACCGTTATTGTTTTTTTATTTTTAGTACCTTTTGGTCTACCTCTTCTATCTCTTCTATTTAAATCTGTACCATATACTACTCTTACTTCTCTATTAGCAGCTATCAACAAAATTATAGCAAGAGGATCAAACACTAGTACTATAATAATTATAACACCCCTGACAGCCTTCTCTATTAGCTTTTTATCAGCTTCACCATAAATAAAATCCGCAATGTATTTTATAGGGCCTACTTCAGCTTCAAATGCTATCTGTTGTTTATTGAGTGTAAACTTTTGTGATTGTAAATCAGATACTATTACTTGTGCATCATCTATAATTTTATTAAGATCAACTCTTTCTGGTTTTTGTTTTTCTCTAGTTGCAATAGCTCCAGTTGGACCTCTAACTCTATCATAATTCATTAAAGTTTGTACGGCTTGATCAAGTTGAGATATAACTAATTCCGCGTCATCTATTCTTTTTTGTTGTCTCTGGATCTTTTTATCTATCAATCCAATTTGAAGTGTGTTATCACCTGACACAGTGGTTTGTTCAATATGTGCTTTAGATAAGAAACCAAATATACCCATTGATGTTATAAATGAAAGTATAACAACAGCTGTGCTAAAATAATATTTTAAAAAGCGAGGAGATGTAATCCAGTTTCTATACAACCAAGATGCTGCTACTAGCTTACATATCTCTAAACTAACTCCCATAATTATTATAGGAATCTCTGCAGCTGGAAAAATTGAAACTAAACCAACAATTGAATAGAATGCAGCAACAGCTGAAAGAAATAAAGCTGAACCAAATAGTAGAAATATAAATGTCATAGTTTTAAGTGACTTCTGTTTACTCGTACGTTAATTATACCATTATACCATTTTTCTGAATCTTCTAAAACTGTGCGC